ATTACCCCGAATGTTTCCTCTGTCAGTTTATCAAAGATTGGATGGATCTTTTCAACCTTGGCTTTACCTCGTTTCCTCTTGGAATACAGCTCGGTCATTCCAGATTGCATGGGGCCAGGACGCCACAAAGCCGTCACTGCATAGAGCATTTGGAAGTTCTCTACCCCGAGTTCCTTACAATAATTGGTCAGGCCATTTGATCCAATCTGGAAGGCCCCGACCGTATTTCCCTCGGTTATTTCAGCAAAGACTTTTGGATCATCAAAGGTAATTTTTTTGTAATTGATATCAATTCCATGATTCTGCTTTACCATTCGCCGGCATTCATTCAAGATGGTCAAGGCTGAGAGGCCAAGGATATCCAGTTTCATCAAACCGCAATACTCTGCATTTCTCATATCCCAGTTTGCCACTATGGTTCCAGCCCGGGTGACGAGATTGCAATTGTGGCCTTCCCGGAGATCCTTTTCGGAAATACAGACGCCAGCCGCATGCTGGCCATGACCTCTGATCTGCCCTTCAATGGATTGGGCTACCTCGATCACTTCTGGATATTTCCGGCCGAATCTTTTACACTCATCAATCTCTTTGAAAGACTTCGCGATTTCTTCCCCTTCGTCGGCCTCTACCATTGCCTTGGCGGCAAAGTCGACCTCCTGCAAGGGAATATCAAAAACGCGGGATACATCGCGAAGTACACCCTTTCCTTTCATGGTCAGGAAATTGGAAAGGCCCGATACATTATATTCGCCATATTTATCAGAAAGATATTTCCGGACATCTCCCCGGCGGATATCCTCGAAATCCATATCGATATCCGGTAGATCCGCTCTTGATTCATCGACAAATCGAAAGAATTCCGTTCCGTATTTTAATGGATCACAGTCGGTAATAAACAAGAGATAGGCGACCAAACTTCCCCCGACTGATCCACGACCAGGACCTGTCATGATATTATTTTGTTGACACCATTGGATCAAATCCCAAACAATCAGGAAATATCGAACGAATTTCTTGGAGATAATCAATTTCATCTCCATTTCAATTCGTTCTTTGTATGGGGTAAGTTCTTCAAAAGATAATCCCCGGAGCCTGCGGCGGAGCCCTTTGAAAATTTGATTTTCAAGAAATATCAGTTCATCTTCCTCGGTCGGAAATTTCTTGATACTCGGGAGAAATACTTCTTGTTGCTCGATCCGGAAGTTTTCACATATCTTGGCAACCTTCATCGTCCGGCGAATGGCTCGCTTAATTTCCTCGTCAGATAAACAATCCTGTTCTTGGAAGGCTTCAAGCATCTGTTCTTCAGAACGAAGGAAGAGGCCGTCGCAATTGAATTTCCATCGGTCGGTATCATCCCATTTCTTTTTGGATTGGATGGCCAGCAGGACTTCTTGATGTTTGGTTGCTTCTGCGGTGGGATAATGGCAATCATTTGTGACTACGAGTTGGATACCGAGTTGTTTGGAAAGAGAAAGGGCGAGTTTATTGATTTTGACCTGTTCTGGTATCTTATGAGGCATTACTTCAAGAAAGATGCGCTCTTTGCCAAGCGCATTGATATAATCAAGAACCATCCAATTTTCTACGTCAAGGAGCAAATACGACATAGAACAGGCGCTGAGGATAACCAAGCCCTCAATATGTTCCATCAAAGTTTTATGATCGATCCGGGGGCGGTGATAATAACCATCAATATTGGCAATCGTCAGGAGTTGTAGGAGATTCCGCCAGCCGGCTTGGTTCTCGACAAGAAGGGTAATATGATATCGCCTTTCCCCTTTAGTCTTGACGGATATATCCGGAACCAAATACATCTCCGCCCCGATGATCGGCTTGATTCCGGCTTCAAGGCATTGCTTCTGATGTTCAATTGCGCCGTCGATATTCCCGTGATTTACCAAAGAAAGATGAGTCTGCCCGAGTTCTTTGGCAAGGGCGGCATATTGTTTAGAAGTGCCGACCCCATCAAGAACCGAATATTCATTATGAAGATGTAAATGACAGAAAGCCATTATTTATCCAGTTTTAAAAAATTACATGGTTTGAATGGGTTTATTTCCACACGGTATCTTTTTTTCTTTTCTTGTATTTATACCAATCCCATGCTGATTTTACCATTTCTGTATAGTTTTTTTGTTCAAATATATTGGTATATCCATTTTGATCTACCCACCTATATTCATCAAAGTTGGATTTTTGATACGAGAACCCTGGGGGTAAATCATCAATATTCTTTATCGACTGCTCTTTTCCCATATCGTTTTTATCTTGCGGATATGGGGCGACAGTCGTTTGGTTATTGCTTGCTACATTGAAATTAAAATTACCGCTAATCAAACCTCCTATAATTACAGATACCAAGATTACAAATACCGATATCAAATATGCCCTTACATTTTTAAATTCCATATTTGCCTCGTTTTATATTTTTACACCAAAGCAACTACATGGACGAAGTTATCCCCCTCGAATAGCAAAGCATTCTCCCCGACGATACATTTCCGCAAATCTTTCAATATTTCCTTGATGAAAGAGGGATCGACGTCAAACTCGATTTTCTCTCCTTTGTATTTACAATTTGCCGTTTCTTCCAACCAGCCATAATCCCCCTTTCCCTTGATGGTCATGGTCCGGTCCTCAACGGTCACTGATACGAAATCCCCGCTGGCCGAATCTGCCGTGAATACCCCGGCTCGATCCAGCATTTCTAAAACACCAGCCGGGAAATGGAGTTCCTTCCCTTTGACTTTAAGAAACTGTTCGACCTCGGGGAATTTGCCGGCCAGGACCCGGGCTGAGAAAATCAACCCATCATTGGCATGAAAATGAATCCAGCCAGGGGAATGTGAAAGGCGCTTGACATCATACTTAACCAGGAATTTGACGACTGATGCCGGCAGCAGGATTGGGTCGGATTTGACTTCTGCATCAAAATTGACCTGAATGATCCGGAAATCATCGGAAGCTGTTACGGTATCTCCATCAATATAGACGCAGGTCAAAAGGGGCTTGCTCAGATCCTTTGCGGCACAATAACTGGCAATGGAAATGGCCTTCAGGAAGTTATCCGGCAGCTTGGTAAATTTGGTATGCTCGATATCGACTTCATCCAAGGGGAGCATTATTTCGGCTTCCAGTTTGATGCCGGCCTTGCTCCGCTTCCCCTTGATGATCAATTCGTTTTCGACGATACCGATTTCAATTTCCTCATCCTTGATCTTGGAAAGGAGGGAATACAATTCATTGGCCCGGACGGCTCCCTCGATTCCGGATTTGAATGGCTTCCAGACCGATATCTCATCATTAAAAGTCGTGATTGAATCCCCAGCAAAAACAAAACTGGTCGATTGCGCAATAATATCCTTAGTTGCGAGTCCTGGCTTTACTTCTTCCAGGGCGGCTATCAATTCCGTTCTTTTTAACTGCATGCTCTTCTCCTATTAAGGCGTTGAATACGATAGTAGAACCGAAGTTATTTCCGAGTATATGATGGTATGACAAAAGGCGCTTATCAATTTTTAAAGCAGGAAGATCCGCCCCCCCCTCATGGCCTGGTGCGGTGCTTGCTAAGTATATTTTCATGTATTGTGCCATTCAGATAATAAGAACAAATATATTTTTCTTCATTTTTTTCTTTAATATGAGCATAACTAAGTAAACGTTTTTTTGCTTTGATTTTTGTCAAAGTTTCTTCTTGGGTATAGTCCCTTATCCATGTAGCAAGGTACAATTTCACAGCGAAAAGCTCCTCGATACCTTTGGTTGAAACGGCCATGGCCAGGCCCGCCAGTTCTTTTCCAGATCCAAAAAGTAGATAATATTTAATTCGTCCCGCTGCTTGTAATCATTGGAGAGACCACCCTCAATTATCTTTTCGACCTCCCGCTTTCCGCCGGTTTCTTTGCCATTCCATTTCTCGTCATCTTTCAGTTCGTACTTGGCATCAACCATCCTAAACTCCGATACCCCAACCTTGAATCCCTTGGCGGTAAAATATTTTTCAATATTCTGCCGAGCAATTGGGGAAAAAGATTCCAGATGCTTGCCGGCTTCATTCTTACTGGGGCTCCGATTGCTGACCTGGACCTTCCAACAATCCTCAGAGTAGTCGTATTTGCCATCCTTGAATTTCGGGACATAAACTCCGCCCATTCGGCCGGTCATTACCCAGCTTGTACTATCAACGGACCACCACGGGTATCTCCGCATCAATGAATTACTGGTCAAGCCAAACCCATGTACCTTGATAACCGGCATCCCGTCTTTATCAGTCAGGTAGTTTTTCCAAATATCATCCAGCCAAATTCTCAGATCAGGAGTCGAAATAGGAACCATACCACCGAGGGCGATATAGTCATAGCCCCTGGATAAATACATCTGCAGCCACTTGGGGTCTTCACCATAATGGAAGCAGGGGAGAGGATTGACCCCGGCTTTCTCCATGCGCCGCTGATTCCGCCAGGTACCTTCCGGGGAGCCAATAACATCAAGATTGGCATATACCTCAAGATGATCCTTGTGGGCTTTGATGAATTTGATATACTCGTTAATATCGATTTCTACGCCCTGGGTAAATGCGGAGAAAGCGCCGGAGTCAAGGAAAATGTCGACTTTAGTTTCCATAGATAATTCGAAGGCAAATGGTATGTTGAATTGGTTTTGAGAAATATCCCAGAAAGAAAGGAGGCGCTTGTTAATCAGACTTTGCCATTTCCTCTCTCTCTCTCTCTCGTTCCTGGGGTGCCGGCAAAGTTGATTTTCATGGTTTACAATTTCTTTTTCTTCTGCTTTATTATACTATTGTTTGTGATTTTTAGATGATAAAAAGAATGCAATCTGGTTTTAAATAGATTTTTATCAATCAGTTCAACCTCCCTTTTGCAATACCCGGGACTGCCCCCCCCGGAACCCCTGCTAAATAAATCTTCATTTCTTTTTCTGGGTGAAGTCTTGGATAAAATATTTAAACATCTCCATTACCGATTTATCACAGATAAGATAATGATAAGCCATGAGCCTGCGGGGGGGGCAAGTCCCATTCTTTCTAAATAACTTTTCTTCTTTTACTCGGTCAGGGGTATTGCCGGCCAGGTAGATTTTCATACCTTCAATAAAGCGAAGAACTCCGCCCGTGCTGCTGGATTATCTTTGAAGACTCCCCGCAAGGCGCTGGTCTTGGCTTTGGTGCCAGCCTTTTGCACGCCCCGACTTTCGATGCAGAAATGGGTGGCCTTGATAAATACGGCGACCCCCAGCGGGGCCAGATTCTTTTCAATGGCATCGGCAATCTGAACAGTGATGCGTTCCTGGACCTGCAGGCGGCGGGCAAAGATATCAACCAAACGTCCAAACTTCGACAGGCCGGCAATCTTCTTATCCGGTACATAGGCAATATGGACTTCTCCGAATATTGCCGCCATGTGGTGTTCGCAATGGCTGTAAAATGGGATTGGATCGACAATTACCATTTCATCATAATTCTCCCCACCATCGGCAAATTCCTTGAATACCGCATCAGGGTCCTGAGAGTATCCACTGGCCCAGAACTTCCAGGCTTTGGCCATTCTGGCAGGGGTTTCGATCAATCCTTCCCGCAGGGGATCTTCTCCGACAAATTCAAGGAAACGAATAAAGATATCCTCCGCCGAAACATCCCGGCCGGAATCGGTAATCTCCCAAGGAAAGACCAACCATTCCATTGGATCAGTCTTTTCAAAAAGGGCAAGGAACGGAGTGGTCGGATAGAGTTTTTCATATCGGTCCCGAGTGCTACCGGAATCAATCAGATCATCAATGATATAATCAGCTTTTTTAGGATGATCTGCTACTGAACCATCGGTCAATCCAGCCAACATATATGCAGGGGCGATACCGCCACGCGGAACTCCGTAAAAACTTGGTCCGCCGAATCCCAACTCATCTTTTGGGATTGATTTTATTATTGGCAGGCAAGCAAGTTCCACTTCTTCATTTGTAATAATTCTTTTCACGGAGCCTCCTGTTAAATATCCTTCTCCAAATATAGGAGCGGATAAAAGAGATTACTGTATAAAATACGGTGATGCCAAAGGCTTTTGACACTGAGGTCGAATAGCCAAAAAGATGCAGGATGGGTGGGGTAACCATCCACGAAATGAGGAAGCCGGTCCCGATATTTAACCTGGCCTCCACAGTAGTGACCCCCTTCTACTCTGCATATTGAATTGGATCAATCAGGCCATTCTCGGCAAAGGCGAGGAGTCTTTCGGTGCATGACCCACATTTTCCACATGATAAAGACTGATCCTTATAACAGGTTCGGGTCAATTCAAAAGGAACCTTGTGCTCCATTCCGACCTTGACAATATCCCCTTTATTCATTCCCAGGAAAGGGGCATACAGGGAAACCGAATATTCAGAAGCGGTTTTGATGGCCAAGTCCATACTTTCCTTGAAGACCGGCCGGCAATCCGGATAGATGACATGATCCCCGGCGTGGATACCGAGCGCTACTGCGTCGTACTCGAATGATTGGGCCAACCCCGCAAGGATAGCCGAGAAAATCATATTGCGGCCAGGTACGACCGTTTGTACCATGGTACGGTCTTCATAATGACCTTCCGGAATCGACCGGGAATCTTCTTTCAATAGAGCCGACTTGAACCCGGCGAAGATCCCGGAAATATCCATTGACTGTCGCTTGATGCCGTAACGGTCAGCCAATTTCCTGGCGGCTTCCAATTCATACTGATTATGCTTGGACCCATAGAAGAAAGAGACGGCAAAAACTTCATGGCCAGTCCCGAGCAGGGTCCCGAGCAGGGCGGCGGAATCCATCCCGCCAGATAATGATAAGACGATTTTCATAAATCACCTTTATGAAATGGGAGAATAAACAAAAAGCCGGATTAGCTACCGGCTTTTTCTGAAAAAGGAAGTGAATCGGTTACTTTTTGGCTTTGCCGGCGACCTTCCAACCCTTGTCGCTGTTTTCGATGGTGAAATCTTGCTCCTTGTTGATCCGATTCGGCACCTGGACATTGATGGTCTTTTTCATGGCTTCGGCATCGCGATCCGGGAACTTCTCGACCAGCACCGCCAGGATTGCTTCTTTGGTGATCGGACCCTGCTCCTTGATCGTGGTAGCAATGGTCTTGATGACGCCGGGGCCTTTCAGGTTTGAGCCGTCTTTCTTGGCCTTCTCAGCTTTTGCCGGTTTGTCTTTGCTCTTGCTGGCCTTGGCGGGCTTTTCTGCCTTCTCAGCCTTTGTTGACTTATCCTTGGCCTTCTTGGTAACAACCGCCTGCACGCCCAGGGCCGTCAGGGTTTCCCATGCTTCGGCGCTGAATTTATCGGTATCGAAGACTTGGCACTCGCCCTTGTCGTAGCAATTGCCATGGATCAGTTTCTTGAGACCATCAATGCTGGATTTCTCATTGGCTTCGATTGCCGGCTCCAGATCCATGACCGTATTCATTTCGCCAATCAGGGCAATCAGACTTTCGCGGTTGATTTCCGGCTCAGGTTTTTCCTCTTCCGGGGCATCATCGCCGGCCTCTTCGCCTGCATCGGCAGCAATGACCAGGCCTTCCGGCAACTCAACTTCCAGGGCGCAGAGGACGGCGTGGGTTTCGGTCGTCAGGGAATCACCTTTGTCGAGCAGGCCGGCAGCAACCACGATGGCCTTGGTCAATTCATTGGTTTTTACACCGACCGTCTTGATCTTGGGATCAGGGTCCAGCAGCGCGTTCAGTTCCTTTGCGGCGGCAATCAGTTCGGGGCGTTTGAGTTCACTCATGACAATTCTCCTTTATTCTTGGTTTGGTAATCCTGGTAAATGGCCACAATGACCATTTTTATCTTCTACCCTATTATACTGTTTTTGAATGATTTTTTACGGAAATATTTTACATTGCGACAAAATAAATTGAAAAATTACCTCTCAATTTTTGAGTCAGGCCAAATTGTTTTATGGATCTGGGTATTTAGGATACAGTAGGTCAATCCATCCCTGATCATCCATTCCCATAATTCAGCCGCGGTCAAGGGTGAAATCGGAGAAAGAGCAATGCCGGCTGCCGTTTCTTCCAGATTCTTTATAATATTGAGGGCCGTCTCGTAATCCCGCTCATCCTCAATAGGGAATTTGAAAATCAAATTATCCCCGGCTCCAGTATCTTCCAGATGTTTTTCCGGCAGGATCATCGAATCAAAATATCCGCTTCCCGGCATCTTGATATCGACCACCCAACAATCCGGACGCTCAGGTAGGATATCCAGATGGAATGAACCATTTGTTTCGATGCTGGTTGTGCGCCTGCGAATATGCAATTCCCTGATTAATTCCCGAAGGCCATTTCTTTGCAATAAAGGCTCGCCGCCAGTAATCAAAACTCGATGACAATCAAAAGGCTTGATCTGCTCAATTATTTCTTCGACGGTCATCGGGGTGCCGGGAGCATTGATTGATTGTTTAGTATCACAATAGTAGCAATTGAGATTACAACTAGCAAAACGGATGAATATGGTCGGAGCCCCTTGCGGCCAGATATTGACTTCCCCGGAGATCGAAAAGAAAATCGACATGATGTTAATTTTCGTTTTCATTATTTTCTCCATTCTGAAGGAACATAGTCTTCAATTGCTGAAATAAATCTGGATAACATCCCTTCTTTATCTAAAGTAACGCAAGAAGAAGGGGTTTCCCATAGTTTAATGGCCTCGATCCCCTTTAATAAGCCATCAAACATCAATCTCTCCCATACCCAAACAATTAAATTTTCTGCCGTTGGCATGACAAGGATATCGTTTAATAGATTATGGTCAAGTTCGTCAATTATATGCTTCTTAACAATTTCCTTCAAATCACCAAAATCCATAACCATGCCGGTATCTCGGTCTATTCTCTTTTTAACAGACACTTCCAGCGTCCATTGATGGCCATGGAGGTATTTACATAATTTTGGATGCCCAGGAAGAAAATGAGCCCCATCGAAAGTAAAGGATTTTCCAATAGTAATAAAATTGCATTTCATTCTTTCATAATGAAATTGTAAATGACAAGGTATACATAATGGTTCGAGATTTGAAGGCAAAAAATTCTCATGTCTTTCATCGATATGGTGGATATTTATCTTTACCTCATTTCGGCCGCAGCGCGAACACGTTTTAATATCTTGAAATTGGCCTAAGAACTCCACGTAATTCTTTTCGACCAAATAAGTTGGGGTATGGAGTTCCGGTTTATAATTAGGGCTAAGCGGCCCACATACTTCTAACATCCCATTTATTCGTTCATCGTAAGAACCTGATTCCCACAATTTTCGAACGGTATCGGATATTTTTTCTCTAACCCCTTCCACTTTAACTGGATTTCCATCGCCTTCCCTCCGCTTCCCTACTACTTTGCGGCCATTAATACCGAGGGATCTCCTTCTCTTTGCCAAAAAAGAATTTGCTAATAAAAAAGAAAATGACTCATCATTAAAAAGTTCCTGTATCTCAAACAAATACATTTCTGACAATAGCGGATCTACCTTTTCGCATACATTTTTGATATATTTCTGGTGCTTAATATCTTTATGTATTTTGGCAAAATGAATCGTTAAACTTTTTGATAATTTCCCACACACTGGGCATTCATATTTCATATTTTCTCCTTTAATACGATCCTAAAAATGGCCGGCCCATTTCGAGCCGCTGGCAAATAGTTGCAAATTTCTTTCCGCGTTTCCCACTTCGAACAATTAACTGATTAATCCGGAACAATCCCAGCTCGGCTTCCCCATCGGTTTGGTTGAGACCAAAGAAGGCCGTTGTATGGCTGTATTTTCGTTTATCCTCGCTGTAGTTGGAGAGATCCAGCCAGTCCTTACCATAGCTGGCTCCATCGGCTTGCGTAGGGCAAACAACCAGGCAATGCCATTTATGGGCCAGGGCCCGGATCTTCAACCACTTCATATTCTCTTTCTGCCGGAAATCCATCCGCTGGTCTTCCAGGTCGGGGGCCATGATGTCGGGGTAATCAATTAGGACTACATCAGCCGTAAATCCACTTTCATGCCAGACGGCCAATTGATTATCAATCATTTTCGGGCTGAGGGTATATGCCGGATAATCAGCAAAGTTCCAACCGGCCCCCCGGAATCGCTTTTGGAATTTACGCTCAATATTGTATGCCTCTTTCCAATTCAGGGGGATTATTTTATCCCGGAGTTTAAACCATGGGGCACCCAGAAATTCTTTTTTGCCCTGGCACTTGGTGCATGGGGTATGGTCGCTTCCGTATTGTTCAAAGGCATCGCTATAAACCTGTTGGAGATCCTTGAAGGCGGGAGGCTTATCTCCCCGGATTGGCGATTCCCCACAACCGGCTGGGCATTGACCATTCTGATTCCAAAAGCAATCAACTACCGGGATCATCAATTGCCCGCAGTATTCAAGTTCATTGGATTTCCTGGCCATGTAGATATATTTCCGGAGTTCCATTTCTTCCCGGTTCATATCACCGGCCGCAAAGAAAGCTACTTTTTTACCGGTTCGCTGGGCCTGGAATCCAATATCAATTAGCCAGAAGCTTTTTCCAGTTTTTTCTGGACCAAGTAATCCAACAAATCCGCCACGAACGAAATGCCGGTTCCAGAGTTGTCCGAGCTTGCCGGGGTACTCGACAATCGGCTCCTGGATGTCTTCAAAGATTTTTTGCGTTCTGGTAATATCGTCGGCGAAGAAGTCATGGTTTATATTTACCGCTCGTTGAATTTGCTTATTGGTAGCAAGCAGTACATTGGCCTCTAACAGGTTCCCCCGCTGGGCCTCGGCCTTGATATCATCTGCCAGG